GGTTATCACTAGCTTGGGATAAGTCGATAGTCGCCATTTTTCCAGTGATACTGGCTTCACAAGCAACTAGCTTGTGAAGTTCGGGGGCGGTCTCCAGGTTGAGACCTGAAGACTTAAGGCGCCTCTTCAAAGCTTGGCCATAAGCCAGCTGAAAGAAAAGATTGATACTAGGACCGATGCAAATGCCTCGATGCTTTGTACAATCCTTGTTAACCGTTGTGAAACGATTACCGCGCACAAACTCTATCGATTCTCCACGAGAAGCTACGGCCTTCGCCCAGAGCGTTCCGCTCCAAGGCACTAAGAAGGACCAAGCTCCCCGAGTGATCGTGGGACTTGAAGACATTTTATCAGGGATCGTCGTGAGACAACCCCTATCTCCGTAGGTCGAACCTGGCCCAAATCGCCCCGCCATACCGCCCTCCTCGGACGCGCCTACCTCGAAAGGTGAGCGCATCCAGGGGACGTGGTTATGAACTCCAGCTGGAGAGCTGGGGGGTCGATCGCCAATTAACTTTTCTAACTCTTTCCGCACAAGGAGGATAAATTCCCAGAGCGCTTCATCTTCGGCACCATAGGTGTTATAGATGAAGGGTAGAAGTCGTTGGTTGGTTCTATAGCAACTCATCTCGGCCTCGTAAAACCCATCGATCGCGACTTGCTCGCGGTCTATCGAGGTGGGCAGAGGCTCGTACTTCCTAAGAAAGGATGTACACGCTACGTCGGAAAAGTAGCTCTCAGGATGAGAATAGTTGCGGGGATCAACCTCGATCTTTATGAGGTCGTCCCAACGACCTTCCTGGATACAAGCTTTCACTTGCTCAGAAAGGGCACCGGAGAGGCCGTCGCATAACGCGAGGGCCACACTCTTCACTTCATGTGAAAGAGAGGGGATCACGGTAACGCGCTCGCTTACTGCGGGGCGTAACCAGCCTTCAAGCTGTCCTTGATTAGGACCGAAGCCAGAAGGTTGGTGGACTGCGCCGCGAACTCGTTGAGGTCAACCGACGGCATGCCTTGCGGCAGCACGAAGTCGAACTTTCCGAGGGCGACGTTCACTTTTCGCGTGATCCCGTCGGTGCCAACTGCTGACTGCTTCCAGTCGATCGTCCCGGCGATGCGTCTCACGGTCTTGTCGGCGTTGGGCCGACTCGTGATATTCATCTCGGGGTGGAACGCCGGAGCAGTGCCCACAGAGGTATTCCGCCATGTGGCGGGGGAGCGATCACCTCCGGAAGCCTGGACGTTGGTCCAGATTTGATCGGTGGTGCCGTCATTTTTCTTGACGGTAATAGCGGCCATATCAGGCATGTTTGTATTCCAATGAAAGGAAACTACCTTCGGATTTGAACGGTTCCGAATAATCCCGTTAGCAGTGATATGGCTGTCAAGCCACGAGTCACTGAAGGCCATTTTACTGGCTTAAACGTCAGAATAGGGCCACTAATCCCCAAACTGCGTTGAACACAGACATGCTCCTTATGGGAGTAATGATTCGACAGTGAACCACCGTAAAGGTAGTACTGGTCGTCTGTGTTGCGTAGGAAGTGTGTCACTGACGGGTGCTCAATAGACAACCCGACAAAGTCTGAAAAGCCGGAAAGGAAATCTCCGACATTTGCAAACCAATCAGCAATGAAGCTGAAGGGGACAAGCTCCCATAGTAGCACAGCTGGATTGAGCAGTCCCAGCTGTTCGAGACGATAGGCATTGAGATTACTGATTTTCACACGGCCTCTTATGGAGACCGCGCTCTTCCAGTAATACTTATTGGCCACCTGGCCAGAATAAGAAGTCCAGTTCCCGCCCTTGGTATTTGCGACAGCTGTCGCGGATCCCTTGGTACGGAGACCTAGACGGTCGCGCATAGGGTCCGTAAACAGATCCCATGCGTTCTCAATGTCTTTCATCAAAGGCTCCCATCCGAAGTGGTACTCCAGATAGTTGCTGCCAAACGCAGAAGCGCGCCTTTTGAAGCGTAGCTCCCAAGAATCATCTTCCGGTCTATACCGTGGGTGGGTCTTCTTATGCCTCTGTTGTGACACAGGTGCATCTTCAGATCCCATCAGCGGTTTCTTTCGCGCTTTCTCCACTGCGCGATCCCATGATGAATTCTTAGACTTATTGGTTCTCTTGAACCGTACAGTCGTGCGTGTCTGGGTAATCACCTGCAACCCAAGGGCTGAGGCGGCCTCCCCAAAGTCGAAGCGTTTCATTGCCCGCGCAAAGCGGACGAGCTGCGTGACTCTCTTAGTCATCGCGGCCATGGCTTGCTTCCTCTCGGCAACGTTGACAGCTAGTGAAGCTGCCTCGCCACAAGCGTCCTTAAACTTAGCGTAAGCTTTGTTATAGGCTTCCGGGTATGCCGGACTTGACGTGAAAGGATCGTAGGAATAGTTACCAGCGGGGCTGGCACTTTGTCCAAGAGGATTCGTAACCGTCTTGCTTGTCATGTTCTTCATCCAGTATGGAAGTGGTGCCTTGTAAGGCGCTTCCTGCCGGTACCAGGTTTGGCTTTTAAACCAACTCGGGTAAGAACTTTGGACCCGCGTAAATGGGCCTGTAGTCGTCATGTGACAGAACCTCCTCGAGATCGTGCTTTTTTTGCACGGTGTCCAAAGGTGACAATGGCTCCGTGTCGACGAATGCGTCCTCCGTATCCCAGGGGTCTCCGAAGAGAAGCCAGTAATCTCGGATCTGCTTCCATGACAAAGGCTGCGTTTTGATTCGAAAATCAAATGGGACTAGCTCCCATAAGACGCCTTGCTTTTGCAACAGTCGACAAATCTTTGACACTTAACATTCCCCTAGAAAGGAAGGATGCACATGTACGGCATAGGCCGTGCTCGGTTCGACCAGTTACCTGGTCAAGGTTGAGCTTACTCCTCGAGTACCTCACAGTGGGTGATGAACCCTGTTAGACTGCGATTAACCTTAACGGACGTAGGAACCCGTAATTAAACGGTAAAATGAAAGAGACCCGCAAAGGCCTCAGACATTTTCCCAACCTCGCTTGATCGGAACGCATCTCAGATAGGTCTTCTGAGATCCGACCAGGCAAACGGCATTCGGTACCTTACCGAAGCCGAGAAAGGCACTTCCCTTTGATCGG